CGAGGTACTCGGCCATTGCTCGGGCATAAACCATCAGGTCGAGCGCTTCGTTGCGATCCGCCTTGCCCTTCGTCCATTCAACACGCCACTCACCTTTGACGAAACGAGCAACCTTGCGCTCGGCCACACATTGGGCAAAGAAGTCATCAGGTAGATCCTTCGCGAAATGCAAGGCACCCGGCCCAGACACCAATGCGTACCGGTTATAGATCCAGTCCTTTGCCGTGTCGGTGCCGATCATCCACAGTTCAGCACCGTTCTTTTCGATGTTGCCTCGCCAGTTGACGTCCACGCGGGACGGGCGCTGGGCAATGATCGGCTTACCCCGCCGGCTCTCGCCTTTCACTGCAAAGACGTTTCGCCAACGACGAATGCGGCAGAACTGATAAACCTCATGCGTGTGGTTGCCGCCCGAGTCAATCGCGGTGGCCAGGATGCTCAGTCCGACTCCGCTAGGGTGGCGGTAGCGAGCCTTGAGTTTGTTGTCCAACGTCTCCCATGTCCTGTCGTCGGATGGGTCACCCATGATGACCTGATGGTCAATGACCCAACGCTCCAGTCCTGCACCCCAGCCCATTACCATGAACTCAAGTCGATTGCCTTGAACGTCCACTGCTGCAGTCAGCATTAGCGCACCCGTTGGTACGGTGCCGAGCACGTAAGTTTCTTGCAGCGCTCTGGCCTGAAGTTCATCAGCTTTGGTCTGTTCAAGCGCACTGTCCCAAGGCAGTCCAAGCCTGGTGTTGTAAAACACCTGCATGAGCGACTGATTGCCTTTTTTCTGCTCGCTCATCGCTGAGTCGAACTCGCGAGCGAGCAGGATCCAGCTAGTCCATCCAAGGGGAGCGTAAAGAGCATTGAGCTGAAAGCCGATGGTTTCGCCGTCACCGTGAGAATGAGCGCGCCACTCACCCTTAGCCAGCATCGTCGCCTTTTCATGTTCGTCGATTAGCGCGCCGCAATCAGGCCCATTACAAAGGTACTGAACCTGGGCATAGGCCTCGTCCCACTTCAGATGAGACCAGTCGAGTACCTGCATGTACTGGCAGTGCGGGCACGGTACATAAAAGTGACGCTGATCGCTGATACGGAAAAGATCATCGATCCGCGATGCCCCTTTGAGGGTCGGGGTACTTGAAAAATAAAACTTGGCGTTACGTCCAAACGTCGAAGCTCGCGCCTCCGCAAGTTTGACCGGATCACCCTCGCTATTCAGATCCATCTCCCAACGATCAATCTCGTCGCCGTAGACGTAGCGCACCGACTTTTCTGCCAGGTTGGAAGACGAGCCGGCGGTCGCGATAAACAACCGTCCGCCCTCAAATTGTTTAACTCCTGAGGTATTAGTACCCTCCCTCGATCGCGGCTTAACGATGCGTTCGCGCAGTTCAGGAACCACCTCTGCCGCCTGATCAAAACGCGCGGCAATGTCATGTGCCAAACGCTGCGTCGGTTCCAGCAACAGGATGTTCGCCGGCGCCATATGAATACAGCCGCCGATCCAATTCAAAGCAATCTGCGTCTTCATCAACTGTGAGGCGATCATTGTCACCACCCGCTTGCATGGATGCGCCGGTGATAGACATTGCATCGGCTCACGAGCATACGGCGTACGTGCCGTGCGATAGGGACCAGGTTCTGCACCGCCCTGGCTTTGGGGGATCCGCATGTAACGGTCGGCCCATTCGTCAACCCAAAGCTCAGGCTCCGGCCGCAGTCCGCGAAAATAGCCGTTGCGGTATACCTCAGTGCCGTCGGCGTAGTTGGTCATGGTTAACTCCCCGTGCTTGAAAGCGCACGCTGCAAATCAGCGGAGGACATCCGCTCAGCGTCTTCCAGTGTTCGGCGTAGTGTTGCCAACAAGTGTTTTTCCACCATCCATGGATCGGTCATCGCCGCCAGTTCCGGCGCGATTTGAGTGGGCATAGTCATCAGCAAATCACGCAGCAGCCGGCCTGTATCGAAGGCAGCTCTGTCGACCACAACCGACTCAACCAGTACACCTTGATCCCTGTAAAAATCAGCCTCGACGCTGAGGGATGCAAAGTGTTCCTTTCGAGCACGCGCCTTTTGGAAGTCGGGCAGTGCGTCGGCAGCGGAAAGACTCGCGGGCTGCGCAGCCTGCAAAAACGGCGGCGAAGGTTCGGGGAGCGCAGTGCGGAAACCGTCTTTGACCTGCCGCTCACGTTCGTGACGGGCGACAACGCCGGCCTTGCTAGGGTCCGAAGTTTCTTTGATGAGGGATTCTGTCGCATATACATCGACGCGTTTCCCGTCCGGCGCCATCACCAAACGCCCGTTGTCTTTCAGCCAGGTGATGGTGCTGGGCGCCTTTCCAATTCGAGCAGCGAAGGCGCTTTTCGAGAGGTAGAGAGGCTCAGTCATAGTAGATTTTTCAGTCCTTTTTCAATGTGATTTCAATGATTGAAATTTCAGTAACTTTTCAGTGCTCGCAGAAACCGAGTTGCGCGGGTTTCCGACCCCGTACTCCCGGGATACTCCCAGGGTCCCCGGCAGTTTTTGGCACCCCGCGCGATTCCTCACCCCTGTTCGCCATTGGCAGGTGGCACATCGGAAACGCCAAGCCGCTTGGCGGCCCAGCGTTCGTAAAGGCCGATGGCGACATCGGCCCCTGCCATCGCGGTCAGGCAACCTAAACTGCCAGCCGTCCAAATCGTCATGCCCGCGCCGATCATCAGCATCATCGCGGACACCCCGCAGACAATGCAGGCACCGGACCGCAGTGCCAGACGCCGCATCAATGCCCAACCTCGCGCGCCATCCTTGTCGGCCCGCCACATTTCACCGGATACGCCGCCGACCAGGGCCAGAACGATCACTAACCAGATCGGCATCTCTGCCAGGGCTTGCTGCTCATTTGTCATGTTGTGCCTCAAGTGAAAGAGCGCGCCAAACACAAAAAGAAAACCCCGCCGGAGGGCAGGGTCTTCAGTGTCGTGGCGCTTGCCAGGACGGTGCACAGCACGTGCTCGGGGGAAGCGCCGAGGCGCAGAACTCATATCGTGGTGACTTTTTACCCCCAGAGTACGGAACCGAAAAGGGGGCATTTTCGGTTAACCGGCTCGACGCAACTTTGACGCAACTTTGAGGAGACTTTGAGGTAAAACGCCCCGACCAGCGGTTAGCCACTTACGTGCATCTTTGCGTTCAGCCAGCACCTCAAAGAGCCGCACATGAAGACTGTGCACAAGGTCGTAATAGGTTTGCTTCGCCTTGGACACATAACCCAGTTCATGCATTTGCGAAGGCCAGGTCGGTGCAGGGTCGTAGCCGTAGCGCAAGACCGCCAACTGTTGCAGCCTTTCTCCCCGCCCATCGTGTCGAGCGATCTCGGAAAGAGCCGCACCGATTTCCTGAGCAACTGCATCAGGCCCGGCACCGGCCCCCATAATGATCCGCGATCCGGGAGTACCGCGCGGTGCACATCCGCCCCACTCCATGATCGTTGCCATCGGGCTACCCATTCCCCCCACCTCGCCATTGCTCCGAAGTTGCTCACCCCAGTGTTTCAGCAGCACTTCCATTGCCTCGATCATCGCCCTACCCCCCGAAAAACCAAACCCAACACAAAAAACCCCATACCCAACACAAACCCAACACAAATAAATCCCTTTAAAACCAATGCTTTTATTAACTTTGAGTTGAGTGTGTTGGGTTTGTTGGGTTTTTCTGTCCTCGCATAAGAAAAAATTCTTGCCGTTGTCTTCGGTGCAAATAACGTCACGCACGCGCGCCCGCGACACCAAACCCAACACACCCAACACAACAGCCGAAAGCCCACGCAAATAAAGGACTGAATCCGTGCTGGGTAGCCAAAACCAACCCGACACACACCCGACACACCCAACACACTTTTAGGCGTAGTCATGCGGCAGCCGCCTTAATGTGATCCCAGCTGTCCACATTCCAACCTGCCAGCTTCGCCCTTGCCCGCCAGGCGACGACCATTACACCCAGCTCGGCCGACTTCAGTGATGGGGGCGGGGAAGCATCCTGATCAACCGGAAAGAAGAACGCTCCAAATTTTCGATTACTGCCATCGGTCCACGGTATCGAACGCGTTTTTTCCACCTCGGAATTGATGAACAGCGAGAACTTCGTCTGACTCATCACGTGTTCTTTATTGCGTTGACACCACTCCAGGAACAACGAGTAAAGGTCAGTAGAAAGACAAGGCCCCCAGAGCCCCTGCCCAAGTTCGCTGTATTTCCATAGATGCAGGAACGTCTGCCAGCCAGCCCGACTCAAGGCCACCAGACGTTCACGGGCGTCAGTGGATGGCGGACGCGTCCGCTGATTGAAGTCACCCAAATCAACCGACAACAGCCAGCCATAAAGAGCTGCGACACCGCCTTGTTCTAGCTCCCGGCCAATGGCTTTCTGGCGCTCCACCGGCAAAGTATCCAAGGGCCAGACAACCAGCATTCGGCGGTCGCTGTCACTGATCGGCCACGGCAGGATCTCGTTACTCAAGAACACCGCGTTCATATGGTTGGATTCCTCCCAGCCATTGATGAACTTGGATTCCATCCGCACCGTTTTGCCCGTCACCAGGTGTTTGATTTTGCCCACCTGGTTGTAACGCTGATCGCGGCTGACCACCTCTTCGAAAACAGCCCAAAGCTTCCGGCTTTGCCAGGCGTTGAAATTGCTTTCCAACTGAGTTTGTCCGACTGTCGCGGCGTACTGGCCGTACAACTTGCCCATCGTATCGGCGAAAAACAGACTCTTACCCGAGCCCTCCATGCTGGAGTGCATCAGCACAGCGGTATCCATCTTCGCGCCCAGGTGCTGCAGCGGAAACGCCAGCCAACGAGTCAACCAGCGCGCCGCATCTTCATCGTGGTTACATAGAAATGAGATCAGCCACCGTAAGTTGGCACATGCGGCATCGTCCCTTAACGGCTCCAGCGGCAAGCCATCAAAGGTATTGATGTAGACGCTCGGGTCCTTGGTCATCGTCGGGTCAAAGACAATGTGATCAACGTCGACCACCCGCCGTTCGCT